GCCGCACTATTTACAATGGTTGCAATCTGTTCCTGAAGTGTCTCAAGAGATGAATTTAAATTCTTGGTATACCAGACTTGATTTTGGTCGAGCACTTTTTGGAACTGTACTGCTTTATCCGCAGAGACTAGATTCTGATTCTGGAGTTGTAGAAGTGTATAGTTCCAGAGTTTTAGGGCATTAAAAAATACAATTCGTATCTTATCAGCATTTGCTTCTGCTACAAAAGCATCGCTAAATATTTGGATTTCTGCATAGATTGTGTCTGACAATGCAGTTGGATTATTTTTTAACCACAATACCTCCTTATCAATAATACCCTGCAGTAATGTAGTTCCTTCGGGTGTTAGGTTTCCAGCGCTACTCATTTTTGTAATCTCTTTTTGAACATTTGTAATAATATCACGATACTTATCACGAGTCTTCGCAGCATCTTTTTGGTCCGCCGCCTTTTGACGCTGAACATCGGGGTTATATGTAAGATTATCGAACAATTGACTTGCTCCTTGCCCCATCCTATTTATAGAGCATACTTCAGTCCACCCATGCCTGACGCGAATTCTACAAAGTTAATGGATTCAACATAGATGGTTAAATCATATACATAGGTTGTATTTGGCGGCAGTGTATACGGACTGATCTCAACTTGAAAGACACGAATGCGACTAGTATTCAAGGAGCCTGAAGGTTGGTGATCTGGACTGTGAAGACAGAAACTGTAGATTGGTAGCACTTCGCCAGGGTCACCATTTGTATATTTATAGGGAACGACCTTTGTAAAGTAGTCAATCGGTTTCATCTCCTGAATTTCATTACCATCACAGAGAACTCGTAGACTCTGTATAATCTGGAGTTGTGCAAATTGAATGAGTACACCTGATGTGAAGGCCTGGGTTAAGAGAGGCACTGCTCCAGGTGGAGGCATATAGGGTGTTGAAGGATAGTTCCACCAATTGGTCCAATTAGCAAAGTCATTGCGATACTGAAGTGTATCTGAACGGCGATTAATAAAGAGTAAGCGTTCTACTGGATTATGTGTTTCGAGGTCTAGAATCTGGCGAGTGTAGAGGGCTGGAAAGGGATACCATGTGACTTGATGTAAAAGATAGGATAGAGGTGTCGATGCAAATAGATTGCGCTCCTGCTCAGGAAGATAAATATAGGTTGTCTCAATTGTAGGTTGAAGGCTCCATGTATTGAGCGCAGGCACAACTGCACCAATATCGGTTAAAAAGGCATTAAGTTGTCCACTGAGGTCAACGACAGTTGTGTAATCCGGAAGATTTGAGCGCAGATTAGTTATAGATGCAGTCGTTTGAACTCCAGGCGCCACACGGAATCCTGAAGCATCGAGAACAGTATAGAGTTGATTGATTGGGTTTAGCGTGAGTTGAACCTCGCATTCATGGTACTGAAGACCTACAAGTGGAAGAGCAGAACCAGTATTCTGTGTAAACCAGAAAGGGAGCGGAACACGAACTGTCTGTCCAAAAATAGACGGGCGATTGAATTGTGCACCAAGAGGTCTTGTCGGGTCCTTAACTACATTTGGATAGCCTGTTTGATTTGTACCGCCCGCATAAATACCGTTTGCTGGGTCAACAAGTTCCGCCACATTACCTACAAGCCGCTCCCATTTTGCAAATTCATCTCTTTGAATATCAGCAAGTGCTCTTGCAAGAAGATAAGAGCCATCAAACTCCTGGATCTTCTGGCCACCAATAAAGACGGCTGCATTTTGAATAAGTGCACATCCGATGTATTTTGACCACTGAAATTCATATTGAAAACTTCGGACGCGTGGAGAGATGTATTTGCTATAGATATCAGGTAACTGAAAACTAAAATAGAGGTCACTGACTAAGTCGGCTACGCGAGGAATCTTGAAACGGACTTTAATTGGTTGGTCAAAAAAGAGTTGGTCGGGACCATCCATTTGTGCAGAGACACTTTCCATTGAAAAATGGGAATAGCGGCGAAAGACCTTATAAAAATAGGTCATATCCGGATTTCCACTCAGAATTACATTTTGAGAGCCATAGGCTACCAGTGCTAATAGACCGCCTCCAGTCATTGCTTACCCTTCTATTTCGTGAGGCTTTAATATCGGGATTCTTAATCCCACTAGTAAAGTCTTTAAGATATAGGGTATTTAGCTTGTATACCAGGAATCAACCATGGCATTCTGCATATAGGAACTCGCAGCCTGCGTGCTCGGCATATCAACCTGGGAACTCGGTCCCGCATTTGCATTCGCCTGGATTTCAGCAAAGGAGAGGGCATATCTGTAGTGGTAGAACCGGCTGAGTTGACCGGCCATTGTGCCCGTGACCTTATAGTCCTCCTCAACGCCTTGAAGATTGGTTACCTTATATCCAAGTGTGGTATTGCTGTTAAATTTGGATTGACCAAAGATAATCAGATTCTGGTAGTTCTGGTAGGGGTATGTCTTCTCCATGGGAATACGACCCTTCATGTTTCCATTGATATAGACCTCAAGACTGTTCGCACGGAATACAATGGCCACATAGAACCACTTCTGTACGGGTACATTCTGAATGTCCACATAACTGTACCATGCCTTGTAGGAGTTCATGAAGATACGAAGTGTGTTCTCATCTGAACGAACGAATACGGCCGGACCCAAAAGTGGGAATGGTGTAGAGTAGCCCTTGTAGAACACATGTTTGAGACCATTACTTGTGTCAAAGGTCGCCGGGTCAATAAACAGGAAGAAACTGTATGTAAATTCAACGCCTGTAAATTCATTATCTGAGGGCAGCAGCATTTTACTGTTCGGATCACTAGGGTCCTGACGGACAACAATGGACTGACTGCTCATAATCGTATTCGGAACAATAACAGTCTTCGACATCGCATACTTGTAATATGTCTTGACGAGTGACTCGAAACTGAAAAAAATCAGAAATACCACTATACCCGCAACGAGTGCAAGGAGAATCTGTGGAATAAGTCCATTTCCAAATATGAAACTGCCACTGCTGGTGTTCAGGGGAGCCTCCATCACAATCTACAAACTGTAGATATTCATTTCCAGGGACTACTCACAAAGGAGTAAACTTTATAAGTTGACTCATATGTGTAAACTAAGAAGAATTCTTTACTTTGTGACAGGTGCAGTCGGTGCAAGTTGACCAAAGAATGACTTGATTGCCGACCATAAATCACCTGATGAGCCGGAAGGACCGGCCATATAGATACGATAGGTTTCATCCGGGGAAAGTGCGTAGTTATAGAAATTAACACCTGACAGACTTCCAGTCCAGTCCGTCTTGATATGACTACCGCCGATTCCAACATCAGGGTTCAGAAGGAATAAATAGAGCGGTGTTGTTGCTGAGCCATTGACCTTGAACTGGCCCTTCAGCACACAGGAGCGCGAGAGACGACCGTCCATGTAGACATCGCACAGATTGTTGTTCAGTACAACCGTTACATTCACCCAACGACCGAACTCGACATTCTGGACATTGCACGGAGAGGCTGTGTCACTGTCAGGGCTGGTTGTCATGAAATTGTTGAAAACGAAACTTGAACTGCTGCCGTCATTTACATGAACATGGAGCGTATTTGTCTTACCACCCAGCGCAACAATGAGAGTGGAGCTATCATCTGTGGCAGTGGCTCCCAGATTCAGAATATGACGCTTATTTGTTGTGTCACTTCCAGCACCGGTTACATACATCCAGAAAGTGACTGTCATTTCACCACCTGTAAAAACATATTGAGCCAGTTTCACATCATCTTGTGATGTGCCAGGATACTGAATGAGAGTTGTAGGAGAGGCAATCGGGTTCGCAACAATCGAGGCCTTCACCTGTGTCTGGGTAACATTGAACAGATAGTCATAGAGATAGTAGAGTACAACACCTGCGACTACAAGTATCGCAATACCACCTACAAGTCTTCCTAGTGTACCTGCGGACGATGTGGCGGAGGCAGCGTTCATTCTGTTTGAGCGAGGGTTTTAGTAGTCGGACTTCCACACAACAAGCGGATTACTGGGACGAACGGAGGGCCCTGAAAAACAATTGCCGGAAGGACATAGATTGAGGTTTAATGAAGGAAAGAGTGAGTCATACGGCTCTCCAAGTGTATTTGTATTATTTGCATAATCGGAGGCAACTTCAGATGCGCTCATCGCAGTTGTCTTTGAAAGCAGATAGGTAGCTCTGCCTGTAAAGGTTCCATTGGATAATGCAAGTTTAGTTGCGGTAGGCTTCGGAACATTTGTTGTTTTAACAGAGGCTGCCAAGTGTCCATTGTAATAGACATCATATTTGGAGCCCTCATGAGAGAGTGTAAGCATAACCCATTTCTGCTGGGGAAACGGGGGTAATGCAAAGGTCTCAATGTAGGGCTTGCCTGTCTGGTCAGTTGTCTGAATACAGAGTTGTGTCTTAGGAAGTCCAGGGCGGGACGCATCAGGAGCCTGTAGGAGTTCAATCCAGAGAGACGTGTCAAACTGTAGAAGTTTTGCGAATCCAGGGTGAACGCAAGCGCCGTTTGTATTGTCGCATACATCAAATGAATCGGTATTCGGATTAAAATTAGCTGTATTTGTAGCAGTATCATAAACAGATGCAGTGCGAGGAAGTGACTGTATGTAGTAGAAAATACGGAAACTTGAACTCTGATTATTTAAGAAGTTTCTTACATAAGTGGCATCATTTGTAACCCAATTTGTTGAAGCTTGATTGCTATCAAGAATCCACGGACCTGGATCAGTACTTGTCGTTATTTTTGGTGTAAAAAACACATCGAGTGCATAAATTGTAAGTATGATGATAAATGCTGCGATGAACCAGATGATCATCTCTCTATTGAAGAGCAGGAGTTCCTATCCCACGCATTTCACCGGAAGAGACTACACGCTCCGTTGTCCCTAGGTTTCGCACCACTACATTCGCAGAATAGCGAGAGGGAACACTGAAAAGAGTATCCTTGTCTCCGCCCATCGGTATCTTTCCTCCAAAGGTTGTACTTGCGGCCCACTTACCATTCAAGTAGAGTTCCATGATTGAATCACTCACAACAATACCTACGCGATAGGGTACATTCGGTGTGATATCTGTGGACACATGAAGCCAGTTTGGTGTTGAACCTGTCGTTGTTGCCGCAATGGCTAGATAGACAATGATTTTTGAAGCCCCTGCATCATAGAAGGCAATGAGGCATGGGTCAGATGGAACACCGAGTGTTGCATCATTTAGATAGTTAAATGTGCGCAGGGGTTGAACTTGGCTTGCTGCAGCACCCGTTGGAGTGGATGTTCTTGATGCGGTGATGGCACCTGCAATGGCTTGGACATCAGCCGCAGAGCATTGAGAACCTTGAGGAAGAGATCCTGTAGCAAGTGTAGTGGTTGCCGCAGTTGCTGAAGTGGCCGCGGCAGCCGCAGCACTTGCAGCAGTTCCAGAGCCTGCAGTTGTCTTATAGACAAGTACATACTTCATGTTTGTGTCGGCAGTGGGAATGGTTGCAATAACTTTGGTGTCAAAATAGAGACTAAAATTCTTTGTCGGAAGTGTCTTCGCTGCGGAACTATCTACAAATAAGGTCGCAGGATCTGAATCTGCCCATGAATAGGTCCAATCCGATTGTGGTATATGAATGAGAGCATTTGGCGTCGAGCCAAAGTCAAAAATGGGATAGATTGTATAGTTAACAATAACAACAACTAATGCTACAATAAAAAGAACCATAAGCCCCCAGATAAGATACGGCGTGACCGATGCAATGAAACCTTCACCTGTGTTTGCCGTAAAGGAGACAGACGGAGGTGCGATATAACGACTTGTCATCGCAAGAGCATTACGAATCTTTTGAGCATAGTCTTCAGTACTCATTCCCCTTCTTCTTTATGATGTTTTCTTGTTTTTCCAGAAAACTTTGACTTAGCCTTGGCTAAATCACCCTTCTTGGGGTCGAACTTGATGCGCTTGTAGTATTTGCGCGTCTGTCCCTCATCGCACTGACGGAGTTTATCGCGAAGATAGCAGACAAAGGAGATTCGTGTAAAGTTCTTATTTGTACCAAAGGTTCCCGTGGTTGGATCATCCTTGTAGATATCAGGCAGTGCCTTATTCTTCTTGGCCTGTTCAGATGTCTCACCGAGCTCTGTATTACAGTGCCATTGGTGCACATCCATGGCCAAGAAATCGCCCGTGCGAATGTTGAATCCAATACCGTATTGCGGAAACAGTGTATATCCGCCTGAATAGTCTCCACGCTCAATGACAGAGAGATTACCAAATCCCTCCATGTAATCCCCAGCGTCACAGTGGAGAGCCGTGCGGAAATTGCGATTTAGAGTGACTGAACTGAACGCCGTCTTTTCAATACGGTACATCGGTTTCTTAGAGGCCGCAGCATACTGTTTCTTATGCGCCTCAGGCACAAGTTGTTTAAATTTATCATCAACGGCCTCAATAAATGGAATACCGTGTCTGTACTGTTTGAAAAATCGCTGAGTGTAACTTGTGAGGCGGCACGGAAGTCCCATAAAAGGTGTCTTTTCAAAGAAACCGAGTACACTGCTCATCACATTATTATTTACACGCATCTTACTGACCTTTCCATCCTGTATGTATTTTGCCGACCACTTTGTGATTTCTGTAGGATTGCGCTTCTTCCAATAAGCGGATTTTGTATCAATAGGTCCTGCTGCAGCACCGCGATTGCGACTGGCAGCGGCTGTCTGATAGAATCCCTCCCAGCCAATGCGAATTTCATCCGGTGTAAATACATTT